TCATTGAGTAAAGGATGTAGGCGCGGTCCCATCACCAATTCCAAATTCGATTAATTGGCTTGAATTAGTCACACGGAATCCGACAGAAATTTCCGTAGTTCCCCCCGCCTGTTGAAGTTCAAAGACATTAAAGGTGTCATCCGCAGTAAAACGGAAGTCCTTTGAAAGCCCCATGTACCATCGGAAATAGGATGTCCCAGCATCCGCAATATCAATATCCCCTTCAACAACTACATGATCGTTAGTATCTCCCAAGGCATTCCGCATACAATACGCCCCGTGATAGGGCATAAGGCTATTGGAATCCTTCGCCAAGACACTATAATGGGGAAAATCTAATAGAGATCCCGTATCAGATTCAGAATCCCATTCCGCATTACTCCCTGCTTCAAAGTTACTATGGAAAATAAATGGAATCGCCATTAGGCTCCTTCAAATGGGACTGATTCACCCTCTTGAGGGCTCACAGGATCTTTCGTTTCGGCTTGCTTCGCACGAGCTAATGCGAGCCGTTCAGCCAAGACGCGCTTCTGTTCCTCAGTCCTCGGTAGAGTACGTTTATCAATTTTCTCGGTTGCTTCAACTTTCTTCACTTGCTCAAGGGCACTATTTGGTTTTGCACCGTGAAAGACTTGATCCCACTGTTCCTGTGGAATTCGCCCATAGGTCATATAGCCATTGATCTGGGCATCCCCCCTGAATCGATCCATTTCCCCTGATGGTCGGATTCGTTCAAAGTTCGAGAGATCAGGATCATTCGAATCCGGTTCAAGCATCTGCTGAATATTCTTCCATTCCAAGATACGCTTCTTGTTCTTCTTCTCCCATCGCATATGGCGACCGACCATACCGGCTGGGTTCTTGCGCATCTCTTCAGCTGTGGGCATTCCTTGGGCGATTTCTTGCTCTAATTCCTGAGATCGCTTATAGAGCTTGTCCTTGACCGATCCCCCCACTTCAGGAGGACTAAAATCCTGCATTTGCTTCTTGAGTCGTCGCATACGACTGGAGGCTTCTGCGACATCCGAACCACTTCGCATCTTGAAGGGGTTATGGGGATTGAGGGCATTATCAATATCCTCAATCTCCTGCTTCAATTCCTCTCGCTGGTGATAACGAAGGATTTGCTTCTCAGGAACAGTGACCGTCGATTCTTTCACAATGGTTTCCATTCATCTCTCCTAGGTTATGGGCTAGACACCCGCAGGAACACCTTTCACAATGGCTGCTGCTGGCACGTCCTGAGTGACTACAGCACCAGCTCCGACTATGGCACCTTTACCGATTCGCACACCGGGGAGTACGACACACCCCGCCCCTAAACTACACCCGTCTTCGAGAAAGGGAGGATCGGGGTCATAGGGTTGACCCGCTCTGGGGTACTTATCATCAGTCAATGTGACATTGGGACCGATGAAGACATTAGAACCAATATGGGTATTATTCGGGATAAACGCCCCATGTTGGATTCGTGTCCCTGCTCCTACTTCACAATACCGACCGATCCACACATTGGATCCAATCACAGCATGATCCCCGATATAGGATCCATCACAGATTGTGGCGTACTGCCACACCGTACAGGTCCCCTCTAGAATGACTCTGGTTCCTATTGTGGCATTAGGTGAGATCATGTTCTTGAGGAAGTCTCCGCTTCCCTGAATTGAGATCCTTGATCCCTTTGACATCGGGAAGGATCATTGTTTTTCCACCTGTAATAATTGCAGGTGAATACGCGCCTTGATGCTTTCTTGCTGTGACCCCCATAATGAACCAGTGATCGAAGATGATGGATTGATCAACCCAGACCGTATGGCCCTTTTCTTGGAGTTCACGGCAGAAATACATATCTTCTTGCAATCGACCAGGATCTAACTGTCCACACTTAAACCAAGGGTCCCCTATTTCATCGAGAATTGGTTTTTTGACCAACATCCCGGCTTGTCCAATAAAGTCTCCTTTGGGGAGGGCGTACAGCCCCTCCCCTGAGAGTTCCTCCCATCCATAGAGTTCCATATTCGGATGCCAGATGGAGCCATCCGTTGGCCCATGTAGAACACATGGCATGAATGGAGCAATTTTGATTGGTGAGATAGGAACGACAACATCAACCTGGTGATCGAGTAATTTTAACAAGGTATCCGGTGCAAAACTGTGATCATCCCCCACGAACCAGACCCAATCCCCTGTGGCTTTCCGAAGTCCTGCATTGAAATTATCAACTACAGAACACCCCCGTTCGATCAGGTAGCGGGTTCCTTTTGGAACCAACAACCCTTCCATTGAGGTGTTGTACTCATAAAACCGAGGTTGGGCGGCGGAAGCCAGGAGGATAGTCCCGGCCCCATGTGTGGATGTTACATGGTGCATATTAGGCTGACCCTGTTAATGCCCCACCAGTCGTGGTAGCGAGATAGCATTCGGCGGCATAAATATCAGCAGTCGCCGTGGCTTCAAACCCATCCGCGCCAGCTGGAAAATAACAGCGATATGCTTGGGTTCCACCATCCGTCGTGGCCCCCGTGACATCGATACAATCAGTCATTACCGTACCGGATCCCTGTGTGATGAAATCACAATCACGGATATGATTTCCCAAGGACCCCGCAAGGGTAATTTCGATGACATCATCCCAAGCCGTAGCTCCACCGAGATAGAATGTACTGGATTCAATCGAGCATCCAATCAGTGTTCCCGCTGCTCGAATAGCGGGACCTTGGTTATCGGAAACATACCAGTAGCAATTGCGGATGATTGAATCATCATTCGCCGTGGTCGTTCCCGTTCCCAATGGGAAGGAAATCCCAAACGTAGCGGTATTCGCAGCCGTGGTCATGTTGAACGTGCAATCATGCACATACAACCGATCCGCTGCATTTGAGACACTGATCCCAGCGGCTCCTGCAACGGGAATGAAATGTAAATAGGCAATCTCCACATCCGCCGCAGAGACCGTGAATACATCCGTGGTAGCGGTTGATGTCGTTACCGATGTCCGCATCTTCGTTCCACCCGCTGCCATATGTTTTGCGCCATGACGTGGGCCTGCGCTCATGCCGGTAATTGTGATCCCTGCTACGTCAACAGCAACAGTTGCCGTAACTGAATGTGCGCCAGGAAGGAGAATAATTGCATCGTATGCAGAACACTTCCCTACAGCATAATCAATCGTCCGAAATGCCTTCTCAGGAGACAACCCATCGTTATCATCACTTGCAGCATAGGCCCTCCCCTCCACCGTATAAGAGGCGGAAGGTGCGACCCAAAAAATACTTCCAGTCGTTTGCGGGATTTGTCCCCACAACGTCCCGTACTTGGTCAAGAATCCCATTTATAATCCCTCACTTTTCGGGTAGATATGACATTTATACACTCCACCCGATCTGTCTTTCTGAGTTTTACCTGGCACCCCTGCTGATGGAAAGGCTGGTTTTTCCTTCATCGAGGGAACGGATCCCCCTTTGCTGGTAGAGCCACCTGCAACTTTCTTCAGCTTTGTTGGTTGCACAGATCCATAATAATGATTCGGCATCAGTACACCTTCTTTACTTTAGGCGCTTTAAGCCCCTTAGACCCCCTCTTGCGAGGGGGCTTGAGGGCTACCGCATTATCCATGCGTAGTTTCTTCATTACGACACACTGGCTCCCAGGATCGCTCTCCAATCCCTCCAGAAGAAGGAGTACCGTGCATAGGCGCGCCACTTGGCTACGAGGGTATCCAATTCTTCCGCCATGGCGAATTCAATCGGAATACGATCAAACCACTTAAAGCAGTCCTTCTGCATCCGGCCATCCAGCATGAACCAGTTATTGGTATCCGTCAGATACTCCCAATCGAAGATTTCATACATGCCCTGGGAGAAGTTGACGTTGTTGTTGGCCGTATCCACCTTGCCCATGGATTTCACAATCTCATGCGCCGTGGGATAGAGGGCCACTGGAACCACCAACTTCGAGGGCATAATGGTGATCTTCTGGCCTACGTCATTGCGGAAGTCCCGCATCTGGATATAGGCCGCTTCCACCGCCGTGGCACTCAATGCCGACGTAGTAAGGTTGTCAAAACCTACCGAAGTAGACACCCCAGAATTGGTAGTATGGGAATCACTACAAAGCGCCACACCTTCACTGTTGTTATAGAAGAAGGTATCAATGCTGAAGGCGTTATTGAATAGCCGAGCAGCATGACCCTGACGGGTCTGATGATACGAACGAGCGAGGGACTTCGGGCGACCCTGCCACACTCCATGACGATCATCGTCATAAAGTTCCCGTTCAATCTGGATCCCATTCGCGAAGGGAACGTGCGTCGCCGTCACGTCATATCCCTGTGACTGCTGTTGATACGTCACGGTTCCAGCGAATTGGGTAAAATTGGGGAGGGCCCCACCAGATGACCATCTTTCAAATGAATCGCTTGAAGACATGACATCGTATACACTCGCCAAACGATCTGGCAAAGCGGTATACTCGTCATCAAAGAACTTCGTCACACGTTTATCAATAAGGTCAAACCACTGACCAGAGGTATTTATAGCCATGTTCTTTCTCTATTCCTTTAGGTTAAATTAGGTTGCCATTTTGAACACGTTATCGGCCAAGACGAGATGAACCCAGCTATCCGTAGCCGGACCAAGTTCAAGGTCGATACACGTCGCAGAGGCCCCTGTGGATACCGCAATATCCGCACGAACATCTTTCAAATCCGTGGTCAACGTGACACCTGTAAGACCAATATTCACACCGGCATAGCAGAACTTATCCCCCACCGCAGACGCATAGGGGAACGGGACAACCACCGTTGCCGTCACAGACGACGTAGACGTAATCTTGCGAGAACGCCCCACATTGGAACCACTCGTAAACCAAATCATCCCTTCGTCCATATCGGGAGAGGCCACTGATGTGCCTCCGACAACCGTGAGACCATTCGACACTGCCGTAGCAACGGTATCCTCAGTGATCGAAGTACCCGTGGCACCCGTCACCATTCTTGCGCGAAGAACCGCATCAGGATTCACAAGTACCCCAAAGACCGCTTCATCCGCGCCTTGAGTCGTGCTATAGGTAAGGGATCCACCAATAGCGGTCCCGTTATCCACACAGAGCCCAACCGAATCCGCAAATGACGTGGTAGTAGATGTAGACATCTGACCACTCGCACCACCAGCAGAACGAATCACGACGGTTCCAACGGCCTGAGCCGCAGAGGCTTTGTACTTCTTAATTACCGGAGTCGAACTCGACAACAAATATGCAAATTTCATCTGAACAATCCTTTCAACCCTGCTTCAAAGGTCCAGGGGTGTGACCGTTAGAAATGACCTCGTTCAATCCCTAGTTGACGACGACGGGCGCTTTCCCGACGTTCTTCTGCTGTGGATCGCACTTGGCTATACAATTCTGAATAGATATACATTGAGCACTTTGGGTCTGTGACAGAACACCCATCACACTTCGCAATACACACCGGGTATTCCTTTTCTTTGCGATATCCCACCTTTCCAGGGTTAAATTTCCCCGTACAGAGGGGGCATAACGTAATGACCTTCTTCTGAGCCGCCAATTCATCGACCCACCCACCAGCAGTCCGGCCCCGTTTTCGCCCCCCCGCTTCGTGGGCAGCGAGGATGGATTCACGGGTCCATTCTTTCTTGATGAGCAGATGCGACATTATCGGCGTCCTTGGTTAATGGCCTTAGGGGCCCATTTTTGTTCTTCCTCGACTTCCTTCCAATCTTTGTAGACGTGATTCTTAATCAATCGCTCATAACCTTCACGCTCCCATGGTTGGAGGGTATCTTTAAAAGATTTCACATTAGACTTCTGACGTTGAGCGGTATGAGTTTCCATAAAGGGTTCCTGTTCAGTGGTCACGTGTTTAGAGGCACGGCGTGTTTTCACCGTTTCCATATCACCGAATGCGGCACGAACCGCTGCTAATTCAGTGGCATGGTTGTTCGGCATTCCCAGTTCACGAACCATATAGACATACTCTCGTTCATACTTGGCTCGTTCCTCACTCCCCGGTTGCATCACTTCAGGAATAAGTTGCTGGTATTGTCCGATTTCACTCAGAATACGAGTTGAGGCCATCTTCTGGCGTTCTTGCTCCTCGAACTTCTTCGCCAGACGTTGCTCAGTCATCTTGTCTTTGTATTCTTGTGCCTGTGCCCGTGACCACTTCCCTTCCGCGATGCCATTCTCCAGTTCTTCCCATGACATCTCTTTCTGAGTCTGTTGCTCCTCTTTGACCTTGAGCCGTTCCTCCAATCGGATCCGTTCTTCACGTTCCCGCTGGCGTTCCGTTTCAAGTTCTTTTAAGCGCGCTTCAGACTTTTTAGCTCGTGCCCACACTTCCTTAAATCGAGAACCACCTGGCTCAAGTGGGTTCACCTTCTCTTCTGTTGGTGTGTCCTCTTGGGCTACTTGACCATCTGGTTTCGGTGTGGTATCCTCGGCTTGAGTAGAGATATCTGTCTTGGGTTCCTCCTGAACTACTGGATCGCTGGCTTCCTCACTCATACACACTCCTCATCGATTGTGGTTGATGTTGGACCGCACCCGCTTATGGTGGGGTGAGAACCTCGTGGTACATTACTTCGGGAGTTCTTGATAAACCCGTAACAATTCGTTGGGTAACGCCATCACTTTCTCTAAGGCGTCCACGTAGCCTTTATGATATTGATACTTGACCCGTGCCAATTCGTCTGAGGTCTCCCCACACAGACGGAGGCATTCATTGCGTTCTTTGAGATGTCCTTCAAGATCAGCTTGGATATAGGATAAGAAACGATCCCATTCTGGGTTATTGGTGAGGTGTTCAAAGGAGACGGCTGCTGTTTTGACCATCCCGACAGCAGTTTCCAAGGACGTGATATAGGGACGCCCTAGGCTTTCTTGTTGAATCAACGAAAGATACTCTTGACGTGTAGGAGGCATTATTTCTTCCTCACAAGAACACCCTCACACAAAGAACACTTCTTAGGCATTGTTTTGGGTTCTGTATAGTGTTCGTACATCCCATCACGGAGTTCAGTTTTCCAGACTTTCCCTGCGTAGACTCGGCAATCAGGGCACCAGATTTCGGCTTCGAGGTGTTTGGTTTTTGCCATTAGATTTGCTCAATTGCTTTTTGGATACGTTCTTCTTCGTTCCACATAAAGGTGTTTAGTAAATTATTAAAACAACATTCTAAACGTATAAGTTGACCCCTCGTTAAAGTGATAGGTTCATCATAATCACTTGCGTGTTCACCTGTAATCTCTCGTAATAATTTACTGAAACTTTCCTGATTTTGTTCTAAACCAATATAAAACCGAGATCTTACAAGAGGAGCCACTACATCATCCCTTTAGCACTTGGCATTGATTCATCCATCACTTGATTCGGGCCTTGAGGCATCATCTGACCCGCTTGGGGATCCACGGAACCTTGAGGCCCTGGTTGTCCTCCACCTCCACCCATCGATTGAGCAAACTGTTGGGCCATCATCGCCATCTGTTGTTCCTGTTGGACCTTTACTTGTACCTGTTGCAGATAAGCCTGATAGATCATCCCAAAAGCAGGATCATTCTGGAGTAAGGGGGCAAAGCGAGGATCCTGTTGGAAGGTCATCAGGGTTTGGAGATGAATCTGTGCTCCTTCCGCAGGAACCCCTTGAGGGATGATTCCCTGAACCATCTGGCCCATCGCTTGTTCGGCTGAGATCCGTGGGGCATCTGCATCTGGAGGGGTATTCAAATAGCGATGTTCATCCTGGCCCACACTCACAATGTAATCCCGTAGAAGGTTATACATCTTGTCAGGGGCAGTCAGGCCCATCTGGATCGTCATCGGGTTCATAATCATGGGCATTAATTCTGACAAGATCTGACTCTGAATGGCTTTTGTGGTATTGAGAGAATTAGCCTTGAAATCAAACTGGAACATCCCCTGGATTTCCTTCACATCTTCCACCATCTGATAAGGATCTGCCCCTTGATGGGTGATGCCTGTAATACGGTATTGCTTTTGTGGGGGGAGGAAGACTTTATTCAATTCGTGCATCTGCTGATAGACTTCAGCCATACCCTTGAAGAAGCGACGAAGGATTCTTTCAGGGCGAGCATCCCCTTGTTGCATCAAGGCCATCATGTTCGTAGAGGTACGGAGAGCAGAGGCTTTCCCTTGAGGGACAGCCCCCATTTGGAGGGAACCTTGCATCGATTGACGCTCTGACCACTGTTGGACAAGGGCAATGATATTCATTGCCATGGCTTGATCGTCTTGAGGGAATTGGGGGATATAAATGTCCTGTTGGGGGTTCGAGACAGGATAACCACTCCCTGGTTCCATCTTGATCACTTCTGGTCGTACACCTGACGTAGAGCGATACAAGAACCATGGGGTATTACAAATCGTATGCTTATCAATGGCCTGATCCAAGATGATCTTGGTCAGGTCTTGCATGTGTTCGAGTAATTCAAGAAGACTCATCCCATAGAACTGACCAGGGATCGGGATAAACGCAGGAGAACAGGCAAAGGGACGTGGCCGTGAGAGGTCTTCCCTAGGAAATTCCTCCTCCAGATACCTCAAACGAGCAAGGGCTTTGATATTTCGAGACGGTCCTAGAATGACACGCGCCACGACTTCTTCTTCAAATTCATCATCCTTGAGTTGCCACTTCCCGAAATAGGTAAGGCGAGTGAATGTTTTAGAGGTAGTACGGGCGTTTCCATACTTCATTCCAGCCATGGAGTCCATGGCGATTTTGTGTTGTTCCGTATCCCCCGTCATCCCGGCAGGTTGATCACCCACTTCTGATTCAACACGTTCCTCGAATGCTTCAAAATCCTCTTCCGTAAGCAGGTCATAATACCCACTCTTATAAAGACGATGAATCTCATCCCATGAGGGATAATCCACCATGATTACATGATCTGCCCCCATCGGGTTCGAGGGGGAGGGCGGTTGGAGATTCTCACACCGCGAGGGAATAATAATGTCTTCGAGCGATTTCGGGATAACACATGGTGCATCAAAAATAACTTTATCCCGAGTAATGATGCAATAATGCTGATCATCATCAACATAGAATTCACCCTTGATGGTTTCGAAATCCTTCTTTTCAGGGTGCTTGATAATGACGGTATAGGTATTCTCCTTTGTCGCCTTCACCATTCCTTGGGGGAAGGTATCATAAAGAAATTTCTCATAGAAGAGGCGAGGATCCACATTTGCGGGGAGAGGTGGTAGACGATGGACTTCACGCGCTTTTCGCTTTTCCTTGACCCATGGGACAAAGGCTATAAAGCGTGAGTCATTGACGAAGCTATCTGCCAGCATCGCCAATTTCTCCTCTCCATTCTGTTCCACAAAGAATTGATAATCTTGTAATTGGTCAATCGTTTTGCCTTTATCACTGTCTCCTTTATTGACAGCCGTAGCAGACATAAGGGGACGAGCTGTGAGGGCCGCATTCTGAAGGGTATCCTGGGTCCTCTGGGTATTCGTCATCAACATGGGAACATGCTGATTGGAGGCATTGGGCCATGGATAATGCTTGGGTTCGAGCCAGCCAAACATCTTGGCATATCGCTGAATCCGACGAGAGGCCCAATCAGATCGATCTTGGATATCCTCGTCATACCGTTGGATGACAGTCTTGACGAAATCAGTTTTGTCTTCAGGTGTGATTGACTTACGGGGTTTCATTAATATCCATTCATCCGACCAGATCGCACTTCAATCGGCTTTCCAAGAGATTTCAAGCCACGAAAGGTGGGTTGATTGTTCATGACATATTTGTTCAATGTGGGATAATCATCATATTTCTGCTTGGCCTTTTGCTTCTGATCCTTCTCCATAGACTTTTTGAAATCATCCCACGAATAGCGTTTCATCTGCTGAATGGTCCGCATACAACGGGGATCAATCATCCATCGTGGCTTTTGAGTCGATTGATCGGGCTTTAAATAATCATTCAACGCTTGCCGTCCTGCTTCCCCGTCATCCGCAAGATCAAACGTAAGGCCAGCTGTTTCAAAGGCATCTTGCCACGTAGTCTGACGATCAGTACTAGAAGGGCTCCGACCCATATTAGGATCCATAATGCGCTGAATAGTCTTCCATCCATATTCGCTCTCCAAGTCTTTGGCTCGTTGCGCGACAATATCAGGAGAGCCATCGACTTCCATTTCCGCCACTTGTTCCAGGTCATCATCAGGTGTGACTTGGACCCAGATTAACATGTGGGGCTTGCGGGGATGAGGATCGAGGGCATTAATCACT